TATTTATTTGAGCTAAATTTATTGTCCAAGGTTAATTTTGCTGAAAAGGTCCCAAGTGTAGCTTCGGGACCTTACTAATCATAAGCAAATAAGAATCCCCATTCAATAGAACGGAGGTTAAGTTACCTCACTTTTGTTTGGGAACGTTATTTTGTATGTGGTTGTATAGCTTAAATAAACGTATCAATCGAACTCGATGTAGGTTTTACTCGCTGTTGTGCTTCTACTTTTAAAGCATTGATTGTTTATTTTATCCAACTTTAGATTGAATGTCTTTAGTGTTCTTTTTTAATCCCGTTGCAACTCCAATCATACAAAATGTTATTGCAAGAGAAGACCAATCGAAAGTGCCTAACTTAACTAAATCATAAGTAAAAGTGATAATAGCAAGAACTGCGATAGTGTAAAAAAAGTAAAGTAATAATTTCATAAGAAACACCTCATATATTAATATCATCCTACAGATTGTAACATTATTCCTTTTTTGTTTCTATATCAGTCAAATAATATCTAAACAAGTCCCAAGCGTCGTTTGGTAATCTTTCATAAAAAGTTGTTATTCCACAATCTGGCCCGATTGTTGAACACAAGTTACACATCACTGTTGAACTAACCTGCACCGTTAGTACAATAAAAAAAGAGCTGTCTAAAACAGCTCAATGTTCTTCAAGTAAAACCAGCGTTAGTAAAAGTATGATTCTTCACAAAATCTTTGGTATTCGCAGTAAGTAGTTGATAACCCTACTTATTAAATCTCTCATTTTGTGCAGTAAATTTCTGATTACATAAACCAATATAACATCTAAAACACAATATTTGCGAAGCCTTTAAATAATTCAAATCTTTTAAAATAACCAGAATTACTTTTCTTTTTTATTTCGCAACACTACACTAATAATTATGTAGATGAAACTTAATAAAAGAAGAAATAAGCCACCTAGAATGATTAATCCTATCAATTTCAAAACTATGCTCCTCCTTCCTATACGTAAAGCTGAACATTATCTTTCAGATATTCATTCAATAGTGATGAAATTTAAAATCCCACTTTTGTATATCTATTTAAAATAACCTTCTACTCCTTATTATTCAACTAAACTGCACCGTTAGTACAATAAAAAAAAGAGCTGTCTAAAACAGCTCCATGATCTTCAACTAAAGCATCCGTTATTTTAACTACATTCCTTCACATATCTAACATAGAAAATTGCATAATCTGAGTAGCAATAATAAAATTGTTTAATTTCAAAAGGTTAATAATTCATAACCTCACCCAAAAGTTAAATTGTTATTATATTCAACCTGTCATAGAAAACATCCAAGTTAATGTCATACTAATAAAAGTAGCAGCTATACACATCCAAAATATATTGCTTCTTGTAGATACCTCACTATTATTAACAGTCTTTTTGATAAAACCTGTTAAGTTCAAGCAAAATACAATTGCAAAAACTGGATTAAGTAAAAATGAAGTTGCTAAAACAAAATCTATAAATTCCACTACTTAATGCACACCTCTCTCCCCTTTGTTTAACTATCGATGTAATTGATGCTTAAAACAAAAGAAGTTGGTTATGTATCTAAGTTTGATTACATCAAGTCTTTCTTTTTTCTTTTTTTCTCCTTTTTGATTCTTTTACATAATTAATATAGTTCCCTGTTCCTTCTATTACTGAAACTGCAATAATGGCCCATTCTAGTGCATTAACATCTCTTAGCGATTCCTTTTCATAGAATAATGTAACGCTAGCAATAAACCCATAGAGAAGGGCTTTAGAAAAATACTCCCAAATAGGAGAATAATTTTCTATATTAATTTTCCCATATATTTTGTCTATTAAGATTACCATTCCTAAAATTATAACTACGGTTATAATAATTTCCGTCTTCATTAGTCCGCCTCCATAGAAAATTTTAACAAATGCTTCATTATATAATTTCTTCGAAAATGTCTTTAATCCTTTATATAACGAAAAAGAACGAATTCCACTACTGGAAATCCGCTCTTTTATCATTTCTTTATTATTAAACTAACTCCAACCAAGCGACCGCTTCGCAACTTTGACCAGCCCTTCCATTTTATATTTTTACCCATTCTATCATATTACATAATACTTTACTTGAATTGAACTACTACATAAAGTAATAATATATAAGCATTCTACTTAATTACAGGTCATTATAATTTGCAAAGTTATCGATTTATGAGAAAATAGAATGCTAGAAAGGAAGATGTACGAATAATGACCACTTTACCTAAAATCACACCATTGTTTGATCCATGGGAAGCTTATTTAGATGTCGAACAGCATGGACAAATGACTCTATCAAATATTGAATTTACTACAACTACTCTTTGTAATATGCGCTGTGCACACTGCGCAGTTGGTTATACATTACAAACTAAAGATCCGGATGCTTTACCAATTGAACTAATCACAAAGCGTCTCGATGAAATTCCACACTTAAAAACGCTCAGCATTACAGGCGGAGAGCCGCTAGGGCTAAAAGATATAACATCCGTGTCATCCTCATTTGATTCAACTTCTTTCAACAAGTCATCAGTAAGTCCTACCTTAATCAT